AATAAAGAATTTCTATTTATCCAAATAAAATGAAGGTCAAAGGAGATATGACATTATTTTGATTGGAGGAGCCGAAGGCGACGACGTGGCCGCTTCTGGCGCAGCCAGCAGGCCACGATTTCCCGAAGGGAAATCTATGGTTACGGCCTTTAGGCCGTCAGCCTCTATAAATACAATACCCCCCCTTCCAAATGACACTCATTACACCCGCGCTCTCGTGTGAACGAGAGTAAGACAATCACATGACGAAGCTTACAAGAACATTCAAACGCAAGGGTGGTGCTAGACGCCGCCTTAACTTTTCCAAGAGACGTCGCGTAACCAGACGCGGACGGAAGTCCAATGCTTTCACATCACAATCTGGATCTGGCGGAGGTATTAGGTTCAAGTCAAAGCGCACTTCGCGGAAGGCCTACACACGCCACCTATGGAATTCAACCCTCTTCAAGGAACACTATCGTACTAATCGTGCGATCTCCGCCAGTTTCGGTACAAACACTAACACCAACGATCTAGTACTAGCGCTGGATGCTGCTTATTTTGTAGGGTCAAGTCCATTTTGGACTGTCACAGGCGGAGCCATCAATCCTGACGTTGGTGTAGCAGTTCCGTCATTCACCGGAGATATCATTCTCCGTGGTGGTACAATCGGACTACGTATGGCCAACGTGCTTGACACGGTTGCTGCCAATACAGGAACCCTTCAAGGAACTATCTTCCTAATCAAGACTAGCAAGAACTTCCAATCAGGCGTAATACCTGGTACTGTTCAAACAGGGTGGGACCCCAGCCTAATTCAAGACTTCGAGACTCGTGTAGGCAAGATCAAATACCGCAAGAACTTCTTACTACGTGACGCAGACACAGCCGTTGTCGAGTACCGTGTACCGCTTCAGAAGATAGATCAAACAGATCAGGCATCACTGTACAACACGTACTTCTGGCTAATCCTAGCTGGTAACGTGGACAGCAATCTCTCCAAGCAAGTCAACTACACACGTTACTGGAACATGTCATTTTCCGGAGATGCTCAATAATCGTCATGGGTGACGTTAACACCATGTATCTTTCCTTGGAAGTTTCCTTCCCACTATCAATAAAATATTAGGGAACCAAGGGCAACGGGGTATACTATTACCCCCGTTGCTCTGGACCCCGTCTCCTTCTGCCTATATAACTAGCGTAGCGTCCCGAAGGGGGAGATATCATAGCTTGCTATGCCCCGCAGAAACCCTAACGATAGACTATCACACATAGTATTCACTTTCAACAACTACGATGAAGACACCGACGTTCCCCGGCTCCAAGAGCTTTTTGAAGCGAACTGCAAGTACTACGTCTTCGGTCGGGAAATCGGTGAGCGACTTACTCCTCACCTCCAGGGATACTGTTCATTTTCAGGACGGCATTCTTTCGAGCATGTTCGCGGTTTGCTCGGCCCTGGGATCCATTTCGAGCGCGCAAGGGGAACTGCTGAGCAAAATAGAAGATATTGCACTAAGGCTGGAAGTTTTATCGAGGGCGGTTCATTTACTTCAGGACGACCTCGACAGGATAAAGACGAACTATCCAGAGAGTTCATCAACCTGGTCGGAAGAGGCGATAAGGGAATTGCTGAATTCGCCGACCGCGAAACCCATCTTTGGATCCATCATGGATCTAACATGCTCCGAAACGCTCTTTCCCTCAAGCCCCCAATCGAGCGGCCCAATATAAAGGTCACTTGGATCTACGGCCCACCAGGCGTGGGCAAGTCCAGGAAGGCCCATCAAGATCTTCCAGATGCATATGTCAAGGAGCCAAGGACCAAATGGTGGAATGGGTACCTTTGTAATAAAGAAGTCATAATAGATGATTTCGGTCCTAATGGCATCGATATAAACCACTTACTGAGATGGTTTGATCGTTATAAATGCCAAGTAGAAAACAAAGGAGGTATGGTAGCGCTTCACGCGGATACCTTTATTGTCACTTCCAACTTTCATCCGAAGGATATTTTCAAATGGGGGGATGAGGTTAACCCTCAGTTACCTGCGCTATTACGCAGGATTGTACTACTAGAAATGAAGGAATAAAGAATTTCTATTTATCCAAATAAAATGAAGGTCAAAGGAGATATGACATTATTTTGATTGGAGGAGCCGAAGGCGACGACGTGGCCGCTTCTGGCGCAGCCAGCAGGCCACGATTT